CATACCATCGCACCAGGATTGATCCAGGTGCTTATCTGTCCGCTGCGGACGATAGCCAGTCGATCGGTGCTCGATCGCGATTACCTGGGCGGGATCGAGCGGGTTCGGTAAGTAGTAAAGCATTTTCATTTTCTCCTATTTAACTATTTCGATGATTGAGACCGGCCCGGTTGCCTGGTAGCAGTTGAGACAGTCCAGGCATTTACGGCCGGTGCAGTTGTCGCGCGGATCGGCGGCACGGGTGTTGTTGAAGACTTTGTGGAAGTGTCGGGGCGGATCGGATCGCACGCGATCGGTGCGCGGGTTGGAATAGATAAGGATCAGATTCGCCGGGATCGGACCGCTGCGGGCAACCGATCGAACCAGGTCCGCGCGCTTAGTCCAGAGGGTGAAGGTAGTCCCCGGTAGCGCAGCCGCGATCCGAAAAAAGTTCCTCAGGTGGTCCCGGTTCTGCAACTCACCGTGGCCGTGGAAACGAACAAAACGGAGATTTCGCAATCGATCCGCCAGAGCGGCCAGTTCTAAGTCGGTGATCGGGCGCGCCAGTGCCTGGCTGTTTCGCTCCCAGGGTTCGACGCAGTTCTGACGGTGCTGCTGCAACATTCTGACGCTATAACACTGACCGCAGATAGTTTTACCGGCTGCATGCTGCTGCTGGCAAAATTCATTGCTCAGGGTGTTGGTGTTGATCGCTGCGAGCCCGTCGAGCTTGCCGGTCATCCGGCTGACTTTGATCACGGCTCAAGTCCCAGGTCTTTGGCAGTTTGCAGATCGGCGGCCAGTCCCTGGTGCGACTCCAGGGCTGCGCGGAAAATTTTGCACGTTCGTGCCTGGTCTCCGTCCGGTTCCATTGATTGAGCCAAGAGGAACAACTGCAAGTCGGACATAATCAAGCCCAGGGTTGTCAGGTGCGGATCGTTCGAGGCAATCAGCTCCTGGCGTATGTTCTGAACGTAGAACTTAGTTTCTGAGGTGGGGAAAAATTGCGTCTGCTCGCTATCTTTTACTAACTCGATAGAGGTGGTTCGGCTTTCCAGCTCTTCGAATTGGTTAACAAGCTCGGCGATCTGGTCTTCAAGTCCGACGATCTGGTCATCAGTGTACTGCTCGGCATCGAGTCGGCAAACAAAGTCCTGCTCGTCCACAGTGTTCTGGATCATGTTCTGAATTTCTGTGTCTATGCTCATGTTCTAATCTCCACGATTGTGGACGCTGAATTGCGCCCATGTGCAAATAGTATGCGATTGCTGTGTGTAATTCAAACATAAAAAAAGCCCCCAGGGCGCAAACCATGGGGGCCTTGTTACTGGATCGGCGGGGTTATGCCGCTGCCGCGACTCTCTGCCAGTCCCTGGCGGGTAAATCCAGGACGCGGCCGCCCAGGCGTTGCCAATCGTCGACGGTGTCCGGATCGGCCTGATGCGCTACGGCCGTGACGGCGTTGACCATAGTTGCCCGGCTGACCGGATGCCCGGCGTATCCTTCTTGGCCGATAGTGGCCAGGAGCCCGTCCAAGACTTTCGAGGTGTCCGATTTGGTCAATTGCAGCACCTTGCCCAGGTTTTCGGTGGCTTGGTTGACGCTACCCTGGACGATATCACCGGCGGCCACTTGCATTTTTTGGATGACGCTATCCAGGGCGTCCCGGCTGCCGTAGCTGCCCACCAGATCGCGGACTTTTAGGCTCATGGCTTTATTGTCCGCTGTTTTGGCTTCATCCGTTAGCAATGACCAGGTGTCTGATTCGCTGCGGGCACTCGTGATATGGCTTGAGCGGTGACGATTCGCAGTTTGCATGCCATTCAGGCATGCTAGCGTCCACACCATCTGGTAAACAGCGATCGAGCCCATGCCTACCTCACTGTTACTTAGACCGATGCCCAGGGCCATCATATCGCCCACGGCTGCGCCTTCCCCGGTGTACCGCTCCGACTTCAAACGCAAGTAAAGGCGCTTGTCGGTGACGGTTCCCTGGACCACTTGCCAGGCGGCGTCCGAATCCATGAGCTGGGGTAAAGCACTTTCCAGCAAGTCGGCATTATCGAACGTTTTAAATTTGTCACTCACGAACGCTCGCGCCACGCCCGGGCGCCCATCAAGGTTAGCGTGGGTGCGGATAAGTCGCTGGACCGGCTCGCGCTCGAAGGTGGCATTAATCAATGCGCCGTATTCTTGCGGGTAGTTGGTTAGCAACCGGCGCGCGGTTCGGACATCTATTCCCGCCTTGCTGCTTATCTGATCAAAAGCAACCGGGTTGATCACCAGGTCCGCAGTAGGCACGCCGCCTTCAGATTCAATGATCAAGCGGGGGCTGGTTTCTGAGCCCGGGGCGTTTTGAGGGATAAACTGCAAGCTGTTGGTAGGTGCCAAGTAATCCTCGGTCCTGGCTTTGTCATCCTGAACCCGTTGCAGCAATTTGGTCAGTGTATTCTCTTGGTTTTCGATTCTCATTTTCTTTACCTTTATTGAGTTAATTTTGGTCTAACGGGACACATAGTAATCGCATATAAGAAAAAAGTAAAATTTCTATGCATAAAAAAACCGGCCACTAGGGCCGGTCCTGTTTATCCTCCTTTTCTTTGTCCAGGCGTTTTTTCCTGGCTTCCCTTAATTTTTTTATTTCCTCTGCTCTCCGGCGGCGAATATGCGGCGGATCGCGGCCGCGTTTAGGCTTTAACAGACTGTCAATCCACGCCCCGATCCAAACAAAGATCATGTGAGGCTAGGCGGCTGCCGCGCCAGGAGACTAAGAATTAACTCCCCGGTGCTATCGATCGCTAGGGGTCTGCCCAGGATCGAGTCGTTCTGATCATAGCTCCAGACAAAATGCTGCGAGACATGCAAGTTCGCCCAGGCGATCGGATCGATTGCTTTTAAAAAGCGCGTGACATCGCGTGTCCAGTTTAAGGGCAGCGCACAATCAACTGGCGGCCGATCAATGCCCAGGATTTCAGAGGCAATTTCGTATTTATCAATTAACATTTATGATGCTCCGTGTACTCCGCTAGTAAATTTCGCACGCCTGTTTCACCCGTTACAGAGTCAGTCTCTCTACCCCATATAATATATTCTTTCATATTGTGTTTTCCCCTGGTGATGCGCCCCTAAGGGGCGGTGGCTGCTTAGATTGTGTTGTGGCCTATTTTTAATGCGGCAACCGGCGTCTGGTATGAGAACAGAATGACAGTCCCCGCCGTTGTTGTGAGTTCTGTTTGATTAGATGCAATTGGTTTGATGTTCATTTACTTTCCCTCTTTTAGTGGTTGTAGTTTGTCTTTCGGCCTAGTGATATAACGCTGTATGCTATGTCTTCTGAAACTCCGTAATATTCTGCGAATCGAGCAACTGTCAGGAAATCACTGACCCAGTCTCCTATGATGATAATTGCTGATTCAGTAATGACCCAGTTAACGCCGTTGCTAAAGTTGTATGCGTTCATCTTCTTATTTACCAAGTCGATTGTCGCACCACGAGCAGTCGCTGAAACTTTCCGCTTGCCCTCTGGATTGAGGCGCAGCATTACGGAATCCTCGCCGTATTCAATGTCATAACGTGCATTGGGAACGAATCCCGCCCTGAGCATTGATGGGTGGTTCTGTAGCCACGCCCGATTGCATCCCCTATGAATGGTTGCTTGCGTTGAAACTAGGTCGATTACTTGGTTATTGTTTGTCATTGTCTTCTCCTTGATGCCCCCGAAGGGGCGTTGATTGTATTTAGCTAAATTGTGTTGTGGCCTATTTTTAATGCGGCAACGACAGGATTGCTGGCCGTTCGAGAAATACCCGAATCGTCACAGCTCCATTCGCCATTCTCTAGCATATATGCTGCAAACGTGTTGCCGTCTATCTCTACAGCGCATACCGTTCCAGCATCAGCGAATGTCCCCTTCCATCCGTTCGAAGCGCGGAAAGTTTTATTGCGAATAGTTACCTTGTATTCTTCGCCACTCCAATTTTCAGCATTATATTTTATTGTTTTCATAATATTTTATTCCTTATTCGATTAATTCTTTGTTTGTTGGTTCGATCCCAAATGTAGCAGGATCAAACCCGACTAAAATTGTCTTGCTGTAGGCTTCACCGAGTGTCATCGCACAATCCTCACCGGGTCATCTGTCTCGATCCAAACCTTCGCGCCGCACGCCAGGGGCTTGTCTGGGCTGTATACCAGGCGGCCGTTTTGGAATTCGACTTCGTTACACTTGCGGTTCTGTTTGTAGTCTTTAACGGTAAGGACGGGCAGTTTCGCGCCTTTGGCATTAGCCCGGATATTGTGTTGGTTAACGTGGATTCTAGTTTTCATCGCATTTTCCTCTGTGAATTTTATAAAGCGTTCTCACAACGCTTACACAGAGTATATGCGGGTTTATTGTGTTAATGCAATAAAAAGATCGTCCCAGGCGAAGCTGCGTTCCTTATCCAGGCGAAGTAGTGGTTCTGTCACCAGGCCATCCCGCGCCAGATCAATGGCCGCTGCGCCCGGATAAAGATAGACCGATTCACCGTTGCGATGAGTCTGGTGTACCAGACAATAGACGGGTGCGTGTTGGTGGGTGGTTAAGAAGGATATTTGATGGGGCGACAAACGGACGGCATTTCCCTTAACCGATTTTAATTCGATTAGAAAAAACCGTCCCTGCTCATCACATCCCAGGACATCGGGTACGCCCAGAGATGCCCAGGATTCAAGTCGAGTCAGACGCCATTTTGGTCGAAGTGTTTTCGCTTTGCTCTGGAATGATTTCCAGAAGCTGCTTTCCTTCTTTGCTTTCTGCTTCTTCGGAGTCGTGTCCCACGGCAACTGTTGTTGGCTCATAGACAGATTTAATCTCTTCGAGTGCTTTTAAAACTTCGTCTTTAGACATGCTCTCGATGGTGCCGTGCCGCACTTCAGATTTAGACACGTAGATATCGCCTTGAGCCTGGCCTCTTCGGTATTCAGCCATTACGGCTGCGCTGTACGCTTTGTCCCCTAGCGCCATATCCCGGATGCGTTGTAGGTCACGAAGATGGCGCTTGTAGTCAATGCCATATTTTGAATCCAGCTCCTGCCGGTATTCCTTTATCGATTTTACAACGTGTGGGGATATTTTAGGGTTGGTGAGTTCAGAAGCTCGCCGGGAGGCTGACTTCTCCGGGTAGCCTGCATTGATAGCTGCTTCCCGCATTGTTATCTGGCCGTCTTTTGCAACCAGCTCTTTTACAAACTTCTCTTGTCGACGGGTCAAAGGATGGCGTTCTCGTTCGTCCATCGTTTTCTTGGGCCTGCCGGGCTTACGCTTTTCACTGGCAGGGATATTGTAGCGGTTTGGCATCCAGAATCTCCTCATCAGCCGGTGATCTTTCCTCTCGCGGCGGTGCTACAAACCCATGCTTTGCGGCATAGGCTAATGCGCTATCTCTAGCAGATTGCCGAATTGTTTTTAC